TACAAATTATACTTATGCAGCAAAGAACCCTGGATCTTGGGGAAATGGTTTAAAAGTTTGTTTTATTGATGATGCTGCTGACCAGATTGTTGGTATTGCAACAACCAATCCATCTGCACTTGGAGCAACAATTGGATTTGGAGTTACTGCAAATCTTTCTGCTGTCACGATTCCTGGGTTAGGTTCAACCTCAACATTCACAGGATATCTTAAAGGTATCATTACTGGTGTTACAACTAATGCTACTAACGGTGCTAGTAGCATTGACGTAAAAATTCTATCGAGAGTTTCTACAGCAGGCACAACTGCAGGTACTGAAACTAAGATTAATTATGCAGAAGGGTCTTCTTTTGCATCATACTTAACAACAAGTTCTCTTCGTTTTGTTAATAACTCTGGTATTACTACCGGTGGTTCTGCAACTGCAGCAGTTACTCCAGCATCTGTTACTGATTGGTATGAGTCGCAAACTCTTGGATTAACTAACGCAACAATTTTTTGGAGATCTCTTGCACCTAAACCAATTTCAAATCAATATACACTTGAAAGACAAGGGTATGGTGATGGGTTACACGTTGTAGTTGTTGATGATTTAGGAAGTATCACAGGAAATCAAGGTACAATTTTAGAAACACATTTAGGTCTTTCGAAAGCACTTGACTCAGTATCTTCTGTAAATTCTCCTCAAAAGAATTGGTACGAACAATATCTTGCAGATTTCTCTTCACAGATTTATGCTGGAGGAAATCCATCAAGTGCTTCTGATGCATTTCACGGAACAACTCCAAGAGCAACTGGTTTTACCACTTATTCTGGAAATGCTGCATCATTTACTCCAATTACTCTTTCAGATGGACTATGGGGACAAACTGCACAGGAAGTAACGTTCTCTGCAATTGGAAATAAAACTTACACTTTAAGTAGTGGAGTTGATTATTCTGCTACTGGTGGAATGAAAGCAACTCTTGGAGATTTGATGAATTCTTATGATTTGTTCTCAAACAAAGATGAAATTCAAGCTGATTACGTTATTATGGGTCCTTCAATGGACTCACGGGATGATAGTAAAGCAAAAGCAGGATTCTTAATCTCTCTTGCAAATCAGAGAAAGGATTGTGTTGCAACCATTGGAGCTCACAAATCAGATTTAGTTGGTCAAACAAACACAACCACACAAACAACTAATTTAATTAGTTATTTTAGTTCACTTCCATCTTCATCATATGCAATATTTGATAGTGGATATAAGTATACTTATGATAGGTTTAACAACCAGTTTAGATATATTGCTTGTAATCCTGATATTGCAGGATTAATGACTCGTACTAATATTGTTGCTTATCCTTGGTTCTCACCTGCAGGACAACAACGTGGAATTCTTAATAATGCGATTAAACTTGCATATAATCCAAATAAAGCACAAAGAGATCAACTCTATCCACAAAGAATAAATTCTATTGTTACTCAACCTGGAATTGGAACTCTTCTGTTTGGAGATAAAACTGCTCTTGGATATGCATCTGCTTTTGATAGAATTAACGTTCGCCGTTTGTTCCTTACAATTGAACAAGCACTGGAAAGAGCTGCTCAGGCACAACTCTTTGAACTTAATGATGAACTAACTAGAGCAAACTTTAAAAACATTGTTGAACCTTACCTACGTGATGTTCAAGCAAAAAGAGGTCTTTATGGATTCCTAGTTGTTTGTGATAGTACAAATAACACTCCTGATGTGATTGACAACAACGAATTTAGAGCTGACATTTTCCTGAAACCTGCAAAATCTATTAACTTTATAACACTAACATTTGTTGCAACTCGCACTGGTGTAAGTTTTGAAGAAGTCGCTGGTACTGTTTAACTTTATATCTAAATAACAAAAGGAGGACTTAAACAATGGCATCAACAAGACCCAATCAAACAATTTCAAATTTTAAAACTGCAATGTCGGGTGGTGGAGCCCGACCTAATTTATTCGAAGTGGAGATAACAACTCTTCCAGAAGGAATTGCTTGGAATGCTAATAACTTCAAATTTATGTGTAAGGCAGCACAACTTCCAGGACAAACTATTGCATCAATCGATGTTCCATTTAGAGGAAGAACTTTTAAGGTTGCAGGTGACAGAACCATCGATGCATGGACGGTAACTATTATTAACGATGAAAACTTTGAGTATAGAAACGCATTTGAATCTTGGACTGAACTTATTGCAAAATTAGACAATAACCTTGGTGCAACTTTACCAGATGCATATATGAAAAATGCTAAGGTTTATCAACTTGGAAGGGGTTCTACGGCAAGCAGTACTAATAATACAGGATCTGCGAATGTTGTTCTAAAAGAATATGAATTTGTTGATATTTTTCCAACTTCCGTAGCACCAATTGATTTATCATATGATAGTAGTGATACAATTGAAGAATTTACAGTTGAATTCCAAGTTCAAAGTATCGTTGTAACTGGAGCAGGCGGCGCCAACGCTTAATAAATAGATGAGGGATTAGTAATAAAATAAATTATGGCAAAATTATTTGGATTTTCTATTGAAGATACTGAACCATTATCTCCGGGAGTGGTCTCTCCTGTTCCTCCAAACAACGAGGACGGGAATGACCATTATCTGAGTAGTGGTTTTTTTGGTACGTCTCTTGATATTGAAGGTGTTTATAGAACAGAATTTGATTTACTTAAAAGATACCGTGAGATGGCACTACATCCAGAGTGTGATAGTGCAATTGAAGATATTGTAAACGAAGCTATCGTATCAGATACGAATGATGCTCCAATTGAAATTGAATTATCAAACTTAAATGCAAGTGATGGGATTAAGAAAAAAATAAGACAAGAATTTAAATACATTTTATCTCTGTTAGATTTCAATAAAAAATCTCACGAAATTTATAGAAATTGGTATGTAGATGGAAAAATATTTTATCATAAAGTAATTGACTTAAAGAATCCTCAAGAAGGTATTCAAGAGTTGCGTTACATAGATCCAATGAAAATGAAATATGTGAAGCAGCAGAAAAAAACTGAGAAAGATAGGTATAGAATAACAAATATAAACACAGATAATCCAATGGATTATGAATTTCCTGAGATAGAAGAATATTTCATCTATAATCCAAAATTAACTTCTATAGCAGGAAATCCTTCTGGTTTTGGTGGAAGTAATGGAATCAAAATGACAAAGGATTCAGTTACGTACTGCACCTCAGGTCTTGTTGATAGAAACAAAGGAAACACTCTTTCATATCTTCACAAAGCAATTAAATCACTCAATCAACTTCGAATGATTGAGGACTCTTTGGTAATATATCGACTATCAAGAGCACCAGAAAGAAGAATTTTTTATATTGATGTAGGCAACCTTCCAAAGGTAAAAGCAGAACAATATCTTCGTGATGTTATGATGAGATATCGTAACAAACTTGTATATGATGCTACTACAGGAGAAGTGCGTGACGATAAGAAGTTTATGAGTATGCTTGAAGATTTCTGGTTACCTCGTAGAGAAGGTGGTAGAGGAACAGAAATCACTACACTTCCTGGTGGTCAAAATTTAGGAGAAATTACAGATATTGAATACTTTAAGAAAAAACTTTTTAGATCACTAAATGTGCCACCATCAAGAATGGATGGTGAGGGTGGATTTAATCTTGGTCGTTCATCAGAAATTTTAAGAGATGAAGTAAAATTTAGTAAGTTTGTTTCTCGTCTCAGAAAACGTTTTTCATATATGTTTCACGACATGTTGAAGACGCAACTAATTCTTAAAAATATTATCACTCCAGAAGATTGGAGTATTATGGAAGAGCATATTCAATATGATTTTCTATATGATAATCATTTTGCAGAACTCAAGGATGCAGAACTTCTTAATGAAAGACTTAATATGGTTCAAGTTGCAGAACCTTATATTGGAAAATATTTCTCCCAAGATTATGTAAGACGTAAGATTCTTCGTCAAACTGATGAAGAGATTATTGATCAGGACAAAATGATTAGTAAAGAAATTAAAGAAGGTATTATCCCAGATCCAAATGCGTCGGTAGACCCAGCAACAGGAATGCCACTTGGACCAGAATCTGCTTCAATGGATTTGGGTCAACCTGTAATGGAACCAGAAGTTGATGGTTCTGCTACTGAAGTTGATGGAAAAATAGCAGAAATGCCTAAAGGCGGTGAAATCTAATAAATAACAACGAATAATTAATTTAAAACTATGGATGATTTAATGGATATGATTGCTGCTGATGAATCTCCATCACAGATTAGTGATAAGATTAAAGAACTTTTATTTACAAAAGCAGCAGGAAGAGTTGATGAATTTAAACCTCTTGTTGCAAACTCAATGTTTGATACTGAAGATGGTGAGGAAGATTGATTGATAAATAACTAAAAGTGTATCTAAAAAAATAATGTCTCATAAACCAGTTGGGGTCGGTGCCTCATTTAGTTTTACTGCTGGAACTGCAACAACATCATCCGCATTTTCAGTTCAATCTAGTATTTTGAGAGTTGTTGCAGTTGGTGGTGCAGTTCATATCTCTATAGGATCAACTCCTTCAGCAACTTCCTCTGATTATTATGTTCCATCTGGTGGAACTGAAACTCTTGCACTTACTAAA